ATTTCTAATGTAGTATCAGTATTTAAATTTGTTATATTTGCAATATAATTTTTTAAATTAACCTGAAACCCGGATCCACTAATTTTGTCATCTATGATAGAGTCAATCTCTTCTTGAGAAAATTGTATTAAATATCTACTTACCTGAGCAGTACCAGTTGAAAAGTCAGCTATAGCTTCTATAATAGAATCTAACCCTGTATTTTTGGCGGGATACCTAGAATATATTGTAGCGTCTTTAGTGGGAAATATTTTATATACTGCCATGGTTTTATAGTGTTACTGCTCTACCTCTTATGTCGGTATTGGGATATTTAACTTCAAAAATAGAAGGATCTAGTGAGGGATAAATAACATTATTTAACGTAGCCCCATTTATATCATAAGCATATTGAGAATAACCATTAGCTACTCCTACCTTATTACTGATAGTAACATTACTCACAGTTTGTACTCCTTCAATTCTATCTAATAAAATATAAAGTTCTCTTAAAAGAATAGGTTGATTAATTTGTTGATTATCTATATTAAAATAAGACTGAAGGGCTTGGATACATCTAGTAATAACATCATTACTGTTATAATCTGGGAATATTATTAGATCAAAATCTACTCCAATGTTTATAACAAATGCATCTCTAATTTTAATAGAGTCATTAACTGTTCTATATTGAGATAAATAAGTAGCTAAGTTTTGTTTTAAAGTAGGTGATGAAAGAGCTAATTTTTTATTGGCATCATAACTTAAAACATATAAATCTAACACAGTAGGAGATTCTCCTGGTAGAAGATTTTGTAGTTTTCCGGCCTCGATATAAGCTTTAGCTATTGTTCCAAATTGGGGAGGTAAACTTAATACCCTAACTAAATAATCCTCAGGAGTTACTGTTCTCAATTGAGCCCCAAAATTACCTAAAGTATTATTTCTTATTTCTTCAATACTATCACCATCTTCACCACCTGAAGCGGCTGTAGAGTTATTTACTAATAAAGAATCAAATATGTTTTGGGCTGTGGCTCCTGTTAAAGAATCATTTTGGAATCTTACGGTAGAAGATACTACATTATTAATAATATTAGCCTCAACATTAGCCCCTACTCCTCCTCCTACTAAATACCTCACAGTTAAGGTAGTATCTGAGGGAGCAATTCCGTAAGTATCTGTGTATAAAAAGTTAGAAGGATTAAAAGCCGTTGTTAATCTGCTAATAGTAGAAGGAAGACCTATACCCACATTATCAGGATTAGGCACTATTACTTCATCTATATTATTTTGATTAGTCCCGGCCCCAAATTGGATATCTAATTGAGTTTTAGATTTAAATCGAGTTACAAATCTTTTAGGTACTTTTTTTAATCTTAACAAATAGGGGGCCTCATCAGAATCGGCTTGGGTATTTGGATCAGGTCCAAAAGGATTTACATTTTTGACAGGTTCAAAAACTGTTTCCTGAGCTAAATAAGGAACTTCTGTCCAAACATTACCATCACTATCTGTAATATCTAATATTCCTACAAGATTTAAGTCATTTATAGCGACTGTAGGATATTTTGTTACTCCACCAAAAGTAAATGTTGTTGTTTTTATAGTAGCTGAGATAGCTTTTCTTGTTTTCTTAAGTAAGAAATATTGAGCGTCTCCTCCTGATGTAGAATAAACAGATACTTCTGTGGGGTCTAAGGAAGAAGAGAAAGAAAAGTCTAAAGAGTCTTGAATTAAAAACTGGGTAGAATTACCCAGAGTAGAATTGACTACTGTATTCTCAGCAATAAGTAGAGCATAATTATAATCGGGAACATAAACCCCCCCTTCTAATTTAGCAGGGATCTGTTGGTAAAAGTCAATATCTACTATTGCAACCCCTGTTGCTTTAGGAACATACCCCATCATATATGCTAATTCATATAAATTAGGTTCTTGTCTAGCATATTGAAGAAAGGTTTCTTGGACTTGATTATCTAAGTAAAAAGATAATACATCTCCTACATAAGCTGCCATCTCCATGAATAAAGATCCTGGAGAGTTGGGGCTAAAATCATTATAGGTTGTGGGGAAATATGTTCTAGAATATTGAATAAGAGCATTTCTTAATGAGTCGAAATCCCTATTAATATATTTTATATCCCTATTTATTTTAGTATCTGCCATTATACGTTAAAATTTATAGCTAAAGTATCAGGTTCACCATTTAATACAGTATATGACATAACTACTGTCATAGCATTCTCATCCGGAGATTCAAGTATTTCAAGTTTTTTTAATTGAACTTCAGGAAATTGAGCTGCTAATTCGTCTCTTATGATTTTATCTACTACTTCTAGAGTATTACTTGAAAGTTGTTCAAATAGTACATTTTTTAATCCTCCCCCATAACTAGGATTTAAAGGACGTTCTCCTTTATTAGTTGAAAAATAAACTATTAAATTAGATTTAATTTGATCTCGAGTAGTATAATTTAACTTAAAAGGTGTAGATCCTGATACGGCAAAACTTGAAAAAGGAAAGGCAATCCCTACCGCATTTCGTGGCTGAAGATCTATAGGGAATATATTAGCCTGTTTTATTGCCATTATTTACTCATTAAACCCATAATTTGGGATATGTCAACTTCTCCGGGGGGTAAATCTCCACCAGGTAATGCCCCTTGTGGGTTAAAAGTTTGAGGAAGATGCTGGGTGGTGAATTGGTTCTGCATATCTCCTAGAATGTTTTGGAAGACTGCTCTTCTATCTTGAGTATTCATAGGAGAACCTACTGCCTGAGAAGAAGGTTGAACATGTTCTACAATTGTTTGTTTAGGAGAACGCACCGCTTCAAGTAAAATATCTTTTAATTCTTCTTGAATTGCTTCCTTAACTGCCTGTTTAATTAACAATTTTAACGCATTTTGTTTCATCATCTGATAAATATCTAATTAGTTTGCTCTTAAATTATCCCTATCTATTACAAATTTTAGTTCCTGAATTAAAATATCAGGGGTAGTAGTAAAAGACAACTCAGTTTGGAGTAAAGTAATTCCACTTTGATTTTTAGCTAAAGCTCTTTTTCTTTTTACAGTAGGTGAAAAAGATACTTCTTCTATTTCAAATATAAACCCTTTATAAGTAGTTTCGATTACACTTTGTTGATCACTTTGCTCCGCTTCTTCTACAAATTCTATTATTTCGGGTGAAACTGGGACAAGAAGATTGGGGTCTCCCCCACATTCTTTTATTCTAGAATCTAGACCATTCAACTTACAAATAAAATTTTTTAAAGTATTAACAAGTAATCCTACTGCAATAACTGATGATCCTACTGCTCCTATTAGAGGGACTAAACGTTGTTCTCCTTTTGGGGAGAATTGGATTTTTTTAATAATATCTTGTGTTAAGTCTGTAGTAGCTGCTAAACGACGAGATATAGGTTCGGGGATCGGAATTAGGGTAGGAACTAATCTAATTAAAGTAGCAACTGTTATAACTCCACCAAATATTGTTATAAGTCTTAATATAACTCTTAAAAAAACATCAACCCCGGATATAGCGTTTGATACTCTGTTTATCTTACTAAACAAGTTATTAAGTCCTACTACCACATTATTCCTAACCAAAATAAGATTATCTAAAGAACCCGGAGGTATGCAAGCATCTGAAATTTGGGAGTAGAGTTCATCAAGAGTAGCAAGATACTTAATTTTGACTTCTTCAATTTTTGAGTATAAAAGAGCTACCAACTTAACTATACCGTCTAAAGTTGGAAGAAGTTTTGATATTAAATCATTTTCTTCTTGGGGGGTAATATTACCACAAACTTCTGCCATTATTTTATAAATCCTATTTTAGATTTAGTTAATTCTAAATTAGCTTTTACTCTATTAAGTGATGGAATAACACTAGCTTTAGCTAATGGGGTAGAAGCAATTTTAGCATTAGGAGCTTCTCCTCCATAAGCATTAAAAAATGTTATTAAAGTATCTATTAAAGCATTTAATTGGTCTATTGTAACTTGTCCTCTCAATAAAGGCTCAGTTACATTAGGCCCACCTAAATAAAAATTGCTATTTACAACTACGTTTTTGGTATCTATATTTACAGAATTAACAGCATTTAAATTTATAGATTGATTAGAACTTAATAAGATATCACTAGCTTTAGAATTAAATAATAGCCTCCCAGAATTAAGTATAATTTGGTTTTGTGTATATTCTCTAGGAGCAACAGGAGCAGATGTATAACTTGCGTAATTTTGGCTAGCTACATTAATATCAATTTTTTGGTTGTCTGTAAGATAAATTAATGATTTATCATTATTTATATCTTCTACTATAGGAACCCATCCCTCTTCACTAGCATTAGGGGTTTGTCCATTTCTAATAATAGTAATAGGATAATTAATACTATTTTGAATAGTACTTCCTAATCGTATAGTATTACCCCACCTCCCCTCTAAAACATTATCCCCAGCAAATACTCTTAAGGGATGAGTATTAATTTGTTCATTAAACCCAACACCTAAATTTATATCGGTAGAATTATCATATACCCTTCTTACATCCCTTTCAGACCCATCAATTGAGTTTTGATAATCTCTTTGAGATTGATTAGAAGGCTGTAACGTAGGATCAGGAAGAGCGTTATGGTGTTGACTGTTCCAAATATTAATAGAAGGCAAATAATATGCCTGGTTAATATTAGTATTAGATTGAGCATCCCAACTGGTAAGAAAAAGAAGAGGGACTATCTCATTAATTAAGGGGTAAAATTTATGGTTAGAATAAAAAGGAACAGCAACATTAGCTGTTTCTGAAGCAAAAGGAAATAAAACATCATCATAAAAGATGGTCCCTACCCCATTCCACCCCCCATATTCTTCAAATTTTGGGTGGGTATCATCTAATATTATATCTTTTACTCTAACCGAAGGAATTTCTTTAGAAGAAACAACTGAGGGAGCAATCTGAGGAGTGCTCCCTACCGTAAGGGCTGAAATTCCTTGGTATTGTTTAGCCATTATTTATTATCTCCAAACTTTTTTACCTCATTTAACAATTGTTGTTTTTCTTCTTCGGTCATTCCAAAACCTTCACTATCTGTAGCCTCACTTTGAAGAGAACGTTGTATAATAGTAGCCATTTTAATAAGTTGCTCGTCATTTTTAACTGAAATTTCGAGATACTCTTTGAGGAGAGGAACAACCAGTGTAGCATCCCCTATATCTTGGATAAGAGGCTTAAGCTCAGAAATTAAAGTAGAAATTTGTTCTTCTTTTCTTTTTTGATTAGTATAAATTTCTTCTAATAGGTCTGAGAATTTTTTCTTGCCAAATACTTTTTTGTCTAATTGTCCCATGACCATAAATATAAAATTTACCTAAAATTTGTATACCCATGCTCGGTATAGAACATATAATGTTTTTTAAATATATCTCCTAATTGATCTGCTACTCTAGTAATGTGAGGAGTTTTAACATCTATCATTTCTCTAATTAAAAGATAAAGAGCTTTTTTATTAAAAATATTTAAGACCTCTCTTTTTCTAAATAATTCTAAAATAGCATCAGCAACTTGGGCGTCTTTTTCCTTAGGAAATAATTTGTAAATATTATTAGTACAGTATTTAACATATTCATCCATAAAACCTGAGAATTCATCTTTTTCCTCAGGGTTATCATCTAAACTATATGAATAATTTATGTCTGTATGGAGTTCTTCAACCGGAGCTTTGTCTATTCTTTTTTTATAGTTTTTTGTATTTTGTATAATTAAATATCTTTTAGCAATCGTCCCAAAATATGAAAATGCTTTTGCCCCCCTTTCAGGATTAAACAGATGAATTTTATCTAACAAAAACGTCATTACTTCATGTTGTAAATGTTCTATCTCATCTACCTCAGTATAATAAAATTTAAAGGTATGAATAATATTTTCTGTTAATTTAAAAAAACCATAGTGAATTTCATCTCTATAAATTCTGCTACGCTCTTCAAAATCAGTTGAGTTATTGTATTTTACAATAGCATCTTCTGTAGCTTGAGTAAAGTATTGTTTATCCCCTTTTTTCTTTTTAGTTTCTACCCCAGTCATAATTTACTTATTTTAAAATTGGATAGAATTTGCTGGAGATCTTTTAGTTGTTGGTACATAAATCCAATTTCGTCGTCGCTTTTAAAAATTTCTTTAGAGTCAATTTGTTTATATTTTTCCTCTGCAAATTCTATAGTTTTTGAAAGTTTATCAAGATAAACCAAGTAATTAGCAAGAATATCTTCTTGTTTTTCGTTTTTACGTAAAAGATTAATGGTTGTGAATCCTAAGATCACAACCAAAATCGATAAAATTGAAATAATTATTGTACTTATCATAGTTTATCAAATATATTTTTAAGGCTTTCACTTTTTATATTAGAAAGAGCCTTATCTTTTGTAGATTTTTTAGATTCTTTATTCAATGTAAAATTTTCCTTCTGGGGAGGCACGGGATTGTTAAACTTAGGCAACCACTCTTTTTCAAATTCAATTCTAGCCGCCATTAAGTCAGCCTGATGGAGAATATAAGGGAGAGCGGTTCTAGGTTTAGTAGAAGGAGAAAAATTAATCAAATATTTTTTATTAGCTTCATCATACAAACCATCATGAGTCTGAATACCTAACATTTCATTAAAGGTATATTTAACATCATGGGCCTGGAGGAGATATAGACCACGATCAGGGATAGAAGCAAAAGCTAACTTATCACTATGTTGATAAGTTTCTCCTAACTTTTCTTTCCTCCATTGATCAGTCTGGGGGATATAAGCTTCATGTTCTTCATCTCCTATTTTACCTAAGTCATGATTAATAGCTGAGAATATCAATTCTTCCATAGTGAATGTAGACATATCTACTCCCATCTGCTGCCAAACATTAGCTAATTTAATAGCACAATCTACTACACGATTAACATGGTCTACATAACCCCCTGGGAAAGCATTATGATATTCT